ACACCTGCGCATCGCCGTACACCTGCGCATCGCCGTACACCTGCGCATCGCCGGACACCTGCGCATCGCCGTACACCTGCGCATCGCCGGACACCTGCGCATCGCCGGACACCCACGCATTGCCGGACACCCACGCATCGCCGGACACCTGCGCATCGCCGGACACCCGCGCATCGCCGGACACCCGCGCATCGCCGTACACCTGCGCATCGCCGTACACCTGCGCATCGCCGTACACCTGCGCATCGCCGGACACCTGCGCATCGCCGGACACCCACGCATTGCCGGACACCCACGCATCGCCGGACACCTGCGCATCGCCGGACACCCGCGCATCGCCGTACACCCACGCATTGCCGGACACCCACGCATCGCCGTACTGATCGAGATTTCCTTCTTTCTCGACAAATCCTCCAAGCTCTCCCTCTTTAACGTCTCCAAAGGCTACCAGAGCCTTAATTCTGAAAAGCGTTCTGCCGAACTTCACAATGCTTTCGGCTGTTAATTCATATTTTTTCATTCCATGTCCTCCATTCCCCACATCATCGGGATCACTGACAGCCCAACAAATACTGCTGTAACTCCTGCGGATGCATACGGCACTACAAGAGCAAATACTCCGAGCATCGCCATATACAACGTTGCAAGCCGGACTATCCAGCGTACTGCCTGCCGGACCATCATCTGGCGCTTCTTCGCGCGGATCCGGCGCTTTGCTTCACTCTGGCACGTAATTAGGATCATTGACTTCATCTCTTTCCCCTCCTATATCGTTGGCATTAAGATGAGTAAGATGAAAAGCACCAGCCCCATCAGACCGAACAGCCCAAGCAGCTCGAAATCTTCTTTTTTCATCTCATCCCCTCCTATCTATTCATCCACGCGGAGATGATCCATGCCAAGTTGCTCCCCACCGCGAACGCCGCTGTTATAGTCCACGCGATCATCCACTTGATTGTTTCCATTCTCGCCTGCGTAATCACTTCACTTGCCAGCGGACTATCTTTTGTGCTCTCATCCATCTTTATTCACCTTTCTTGTCGTGCTTTTCGTTATCGATCCGATCCGCCCATACACACAGCCACGCAAGCGTACCAACGGCTCCGATCACGGCTCCCAACAGGAACATTGTCATTCCGTCCACCTCCCTTACAGATAATCCGCTTTTTCGCTGTCCGGAACCTTGCCGATCTGCATCAGAATCCACAGCTCTCCGGAGCGGAATGTCGCTGGATTGCGGAGGCGATTGTAATAAGTGCTGATCTTAAGCCCCAGACACTTCGCCATCTTCTCGTTGTCGTACTGCTTCTGCGCCTTGACTTTGGCGATCAGCACGCGGATGTTATCACTCTTCTCTTTCCCATACGTGACTTTCATGCTCTCACCCCTTTATTTGTCTTTCTGATCCTTACAGGCTTCCGTGTTGCAGTCAATCACTCCAGCCATATAGCCGAGGATATAATGCTTTTTATCTTCCGGGAGCTTGTCAATCTGCGTTGTTACATCTCTGATAAGATTTCTTTTTTCGTCTGACATGTGTTACACTTCCTTTCTGCGTCATCCCAAAATGTCGTTGAATGTCATTTGCTGAATTTCTGGCGGTTTCAGCATTTCGTTCTTTGCTCTTTCGTAGAAATTTCTGTCAATTTCAAATCCGAATGATGTCCGTCCCAGATCCCACGCCGCTCTGAGCGTTGAACCGCTGCCGCAACACGGATCAATCACGACATCCCCCGGATCGGTGAACGTCTCAATCAGCTTTTTCAGCATTGCAACGGGTTTTTGCGCCGGGTGAATCTTCGGGATGCCTTTCCCGTCTCTTTCCCACTGGAACCAGTTGAAAACCATGTGTCCCGTCCCTCTGATGGTTTTACCGTTTTCGTCAAACTGTACCCCGTTACGGAACTTCGGGAGCCTTCCACGATATAAAAGCAACGCGTATTCCGTAGCTCCCACAACTCTCATGTTGGCTTTCAATACCTGTGGACTGTAATTCTTGATGAACACCAGTGGAATGTAATTCACAAATCCATGTTTCTTCGCCGCCTGTATCAGTGTATGCGTCTGTTCAAAGGAGCAAAACACAATCATGCATGGGCTGTCACTGCTTTTCCCGCGGTGCGTGGGTTTTGTATCTTCCTTTTTCAACATCTTTGAACAGAAATGGAAATATTCATAAAGATTGAAATTGAAGTCACTGTTAAATGCCGCTTTCCCGGCAAATTTGCTTTCGCCGTTTTTATTGTCTCCGCCGTTGTACCACATCGGATTGCTTCCATAGAAGTTATTCCCAACATTATACGGGACGTCTGCGATAATCAGCTGTGCAGGTCTGATGCCGTACTTTTTATAGTTCTGCATCGAATCCCGGTAGATCTCGCATTTGATTTTCGATTTTTCCATCTCATCACCACTTTCTCTGTATCACTCTTCGAGGATGTCTGTCACATCTACCCCCAGCGCACGGGCGATCCTGCCAAGCGTTGCCGGACTTACGCTTCTTCCGACGATTGCATTGTTTACTGTCGCTCGAGGCATGGCAGACGTTTTTGTCAGATCCGCCGAGTTCATACAAGCTCTTGCCATTGCAAGTTCGAGCTTTTTTCTGTTTGCTTTCATCTTTCCCCTCCTCGTTATTTTTATATTTGAATCTGTTTGACTCTTTTTTGGCTGCGCTTGCCGTTCGCTTGTGTTATCATTGTTATGCCTAATGGCAAAAGGAAGGAGTGGTTTTCGTGACCAAACTTTTGACTTTGCCTGCTCCCTTTGCTTTTAATCCGTCCGCACTGATACCGAGACAGTTAAAACAGGTTAAAGACGGCTCTGACTGTTTTGTCAGCGATTAGGCATGTTGCAGATTCAAGACTGCGAAAGTGACAAGGTGCTTCAAGAAGCGACCAGTGTCGTTGGTTGCGATTTCGATCTGCAAAGTACATAGGGTAAACAAACTTGATGATGATCTGGTGGGAACGACACTCCCATCAGATTTTTTCATTTGCGGCAAGCGCTCAAGGCTTTTTGTTTCCTTGTAAACACATTATAGTCCCTTAGAAAACATTTGTCAATATATTTTTGTTGACTTTGGGAACATTTTTTATTATAATAGTTATCAGAGAGGAGGTGCAAAAATGGAAGAGCGCATAAAAGAATTAAGAAAGGCGCTTGGGAAAACGCAGCAAGATTTTGCTGATTCTTTGGAATTAAGTAGAAACTTCATTGCTCAAGTAGAAACTGGTGCCAAAACACCAAGCGAGCGAACCCTTAAAGACATCTGCCGGGAATTTAAAGTCAACTATGATTGGCTTGTGAACGGAACTGGGGAAATGTTCCAAGATGACGATAGCGATGCGCAGGCTATCGTGGATTCCGTCATGACGGGAGACAATGACTTTGCGAAGAAGATCCTTGTCCAGTTCGCAAAGTTGGACGAGAACCGATGGCGGCAGATCGAAGAGATCCTAAACGAACTCAAAAAAGAATAATCGCAAAAGGAAGAGCCGAGGATTCATTCCCCGGCTCTTCTGCTATTCTCTCATATAGAGATACAATAATAATTTGTATACCCGTTTCAGTGTCTGATCCGTCTGCACCTTATCCAGCAAGTCGATGATTTTCTTCTTATAATCCATATGCGTACCTCCATTATCGAAAAATGTCGTCAACAATGTCTTTACTTAAAGTATACGGCGTGATATGATGAATTATGATTAAATATTTATAGAACTCTGTAAATATTTAAAGCTATATGTTCGGGATATCTCACCGGATACCTCGGAAATACAGAAGAAAGGAGGGCTTTTGTATGAAAGTATGGAAACTTGTGTCTGGCATCTTATCCGTTATCTTATTTGTGTTTGTTTCTTTCCAGTCCTGTGCCGCAGGTTTGGGAAATGCATTAGCGGATAATGGAGAGGTCAGCGGAAGTGCCGGAATCATAGTGGCTATTTTCATGCTGGCAGGCGGAATCGTTTCTATTTCTACTCGGAAAGGTGGAAAAGGTGGAAATATCGCACTTATTATTCTTTTCGGTCTCGCCGCTCTGATTGGATTTAGCATGGCGGGAAGCTACGGTGATCTTAATATCTGGGCTGGGTGGTGTGCGATCAACGCAATTATCGCACTTGTAGCCTTAATTACTGGAAAGAAAAATAAAAAGACAAAAGAATGATAATAAGCGGCGCTCGGAATAATATCGAACGTCGCTCTTACAAATGAAAAAATCGGCTCGGTGTTGGCGCACTGAGCCGATTCGATATTCCCGAAGATGCGTATCGGAAACCTACACCCATAATATACCACCTTCGGGACAGCTATGCAAGCAGAACCGGCCAGAATTTTCGGCGGGTTGCGGCAGGCTGTTATTTTTATACCCAAATTAAGGAGGACTGATTATGGCTACTGCAAAAAAGCTTCCGTCTGGATCATGGAGGTGTCAGGTATTCTCACACATTGAGACATCTATTGATCCGAAGACCGGAAAAAAGAAGGACAAACGTATTTACAAGAGCTTCACCTCGGATGTGCCGGGGCCGAAGGGAAAACGTATTGCGGAACAGATGGCGGCTCAATGGGCCGCTGAGAAGGAGAATGCAACGAGTGTGCAGAATCTCACGTTGGGGGAAGCGATCGACCGTTACACTGATGAGAGGTTGTCCCTGCTATCACCCAGAACGGTTATGGACTACCGCCGGACCCGGAAGAAGGACATGCAGGAGCTGATGAATCAGAAGGTGCCTACATTGACGCAGGAGCAGGTGCAGATTGCAATCAACGCCTTTGCCGCAAATCACGCACCCAAGACAGTGCGTAACGCTCATGGACTGATCGCTGCTGTTTTAGGCGTGTATCGTCCGAATTTCGCTTTGAACACCAAGCTCCCGGAAAAAGTACGCCCGAAGATCTACGTGCCTACAGACGCGGAGATACAGCGTCTTATGGAGTGTGCAAAAGGGACAGAGTTGGAGATCCCGATCCTGCTTGCGGCATTCGGTCCGATGCGGCGCGGGGAGATCGGTGCGCTGACATCCGACGATATCTCCGGAAACATGGTCCACATTACGAAGAATATGGTCTTGAACACGGAACGTCAATGGATCATAAAAACGCCGAAATCTTACGCCGGTGATCGCTATATTGATTTTCCGGACTTTGTAATTGAAAAGATAAAGGGGAAAAAGGGAAGGATCGTTTCGCTGGATCCGAATCAGATCACAAGGAAGTTTCATGATCTTCTCAAGAAAAATAAAATGGAGCTGTTCCGCTTTCACGATCTCCGGCACTACTCCGCATCCATCCAACATGCATTGGGGATCCCGGATGCCTATATCATGAAGCGAGGGGGATGGGGGAACGATGGAACCCTAAAAGAAGTGTATCGCCATACAATGGATGACAAAACCATGTCGATGAATGAGATAGCAAACACGCATTTTTCAGAGTTATGCAACACGAAATGCAACACAAAATAAAAAGAAGCCTGTATTTACAAGCTTCTTCCAATGCCGGTGACCGGACTTGAACCGGTTTATAGGGCGATAAGGGAATTTCTTGAAAATACAGGGGTTTCTTGAAATTCCCTTATTTTATGCGGCTTTTTGGTGTGCTATCAAGTGTAGTTATCTACACTTGATTGACGTACTCTTTACTATAATTGTAGATCTATGCAACACGAAATGCAACACGAAATGCATTACAGATCCCACCGCTCTAACGCACCCTCTGTCCCCTTCGCATGCCAGAGTGCGCCTTGGTACTCTCCGGACTCTTCAAGGTAATACCAGTCACCTACACCTGTTTTGGATCCATCAAACTGCACCCAGCCGGTCAGCATATAACCAGATGCGCCAAAGAGGTAGTAGTGGCGGTTGATTACTTTCCAACACATCTTCGGATAAGACCCATCCGCATTCCGCCACCACCAGCCGTGAGCGTCATGTACCCAGCCTTCCGGCAGATCCTCCGTATCTTTCTCCCATGTTGCCATAAAAGCCTCTGGCGTGGCGTACAGGGATCTTATGTGACTTGTACCGCTGCCCCAGTCTGGGAGCTGGAAATGCGGCTTGTCCTGGATAGATTTCCAGTTACCGCCCCACTCAAGTCCGAGGGAAACTCCGATCGCACCTACACGGGAAAAGAAACCGTCAGCGTCATAGTATGCGCCACGGCCATCAGCCCGGTAGATATCAAAGGCCGTCCCCCACTGGTGGAAGGAGCTGTAACTGGATCCGCGAGCGTTCGTCACCTTGTTTCCCGGTTTTGTTCGCCCCTGTGCATAAAACGCATCCTGCTCTGCCACGGTGCGGAAGGTCTCGCCGATCTTGATTTTTAATCCTTGATCGGCGCATTTATGTATCAGCTCTGCCGCGAGCTTCTGGAGCCGCGGATGACATAATGTAACATCTCTCATAATCAATTCCCCTATCTATAATATCAGTTTTCTTCCATCTGACCACGCTTCCAGAAGCTCAGATAATTGCAACGGTTATCTCTATTGGCATCTTCTTCTCCCCTTTCTCTGTTAGATACAAGCATACATATTTCCATAGAAATATGCTGTTTTCGTTCCTGTGATATCGTTTCCGTTTGCATTTTGATCCCACCAATAACAGCTAAACTTAGCTGGTCCAAAACATACTATATTTTCTATAGTAGTTACGGATCCATCGACCATACTTTCAGACGTATATCTGGCATTAAATACATTAGAGAGACCTGCTGCTGCATATTTCTTATATGGTTCATGATTTGCAGCACCATTTTCATAGCTTCCATGCTCATATACGGTACTCAGTTGCGTTCCGTTGTACTTTTCGCTTCCAAATGCTTCGATATCTACACCATTATACGCTTTAGATGGCGGTGTGTTTCCGTTGTATCCGAATGTATGTTTGTTGGTTACAACAATTGTTCCTGTCTCACCGCTATATGAATCCTGCCATGTAGAGCTGTTGGTAATGTCTCTACCTGTAGGGTATGCAGAATATACGGCTTTGTCCGTATAATAATCTCCGCTGCTGCTTGTAACACGATAACTTGGAGATAATGTGAAATCCTGCTTTTTCGAAAAATATGTTGCATTGGCAAGAGAATTCACAATCTTATCATAGTATGATGGAATCGTTGCTGAGAGGTTTGCATACATACATGCCTTTTTATTTTTGGCAAGCGCATTAAGGGCATACGCTGAGCCTGCAATAGCTTTCGCACCTTCTGTGCTCCAAACCATGTTCTTGAATTTTCCATCCACATCATTAAGCACAGTCGGGAATTTGCTTGGAGTAACCCATATAGCCATACTTTGAGCATTTGAAGTATCCCACCATTCTGGCGTTTTGGCTTGCACATTCGTCACTCCTGCATTATCCAGCCCTGTAAAATAGCTCATGCAAGTGAAATAATATGTGGTTTCATATGTCAAGCCGGTGATATCCACATAGTTATCTCCGCCAGCCTGACTCGGATTGTTTCCAGCTCCCCTGTATTTCTCTGTACCGCCGCTCGCTCCCGGTGTGCCGGACGTAGACATCCGCACAATAATTCCCTGCCACGGTCCTTTTGCCGGATTCTTCCAGCTGATGCGGATCGTGTTATGAGAGCGAGCGGCCGCGCTAAAAGATATTGCGGACTGGGTTTCCATTGTCCCAGTGCGGAGAACACCGTCTTTCCAGTATGTTTTTCCCTTCACGACATAGCGATCTTCCGCTGTAGCTCCGCTTGTCTGGCTTGCCAGGTTCTTCGCTGATACGGAGCCGCCGGTATAATGTCCTTCTGATAAGGTCACGGACTCACCAGCGGAAAGTGTTCTTGACAGGTTTCCACGCTCCGGCATTGTGCCGGTCAGCGCTTCATCATCGCTGTCGTTGGTGACGGCCGTCACGCCTGCGAGCACCTGATTTCGTTTTGCTGTGCAGTCATCGGATCCGGTTCCGGATCCGCCATACTGCTTTAAAAAGGCATCTGCCATAATATAATATCTCCTTTCTTTGCCGAAAAATTTCGAACGGTTCAATACCATTTTCCTGAGCCTGCGAAAATGGTTTGTGACCGCCTTTAATTCAACTCGTTTTAACTCGTTTTTTGCTAATGTAACTCATTTTAATTCAAGTTGCCAACTTGCTAGTGTTCTTGAATAACAAGTCTCGAAGTAAAAAGTAATTGGAATATTGTGCTCCTCGATCAATCCATAATCCCATAACTTTTATTCCTCATCAAAATAACAATTTGAGTAAGAGAATTCCATCTACCAAGGGCTCTTATAGCATGAACGACCTTCCTAAATTGCAACAAGGCTCCACAAAAGAGCAAGAACGCGCGAAAATATTAGAATGGTTCAACAGCCTTCCGAACTATTCGTATGGAATGTCTACAATGCATACTAACAATCCGAAAGGGTTCTTTAAATCTGGAGGAACACGACTCTTATCTGCATATCGCGCTCAAGACGGGAACTATGGTGGAATTTTTGCTCTTCCGTACTGGCATACTGAAGGACCTTCTTTCGCAACTGTCGAAAATGGAACATTATCAGATCTTCATCAGCTTGCTTTAAAGGATGATTTGTTATCCATTGATGTTAAAAAATATACAAGTGGCGCTCTGTCTAAAGGCGCTCAGAAGGAAATCAACCTTACATTTGAACCCAGAACAGGATATACGAGAAGATACTTTGTAGGAGAATTAACCGGAACCGGGTCTAATAGTTCCCTTGTCAACGTTCATGGGTCAACGCTTAGCTTCTTTGCTTTTGATAGGGATGCTAACATTACAGCAACTATTTTGTGTATATATACAAAAGATTAGGTTACTCCGCTGGATACGATATAGTTTGTCGCAAAAAGAACCCAGAAACATCAATATTATTATTAAAAAGCGAAAACTGTCCATTGGGGTCTATCTTTAAGGTCATCGGTTTTCCGGTTTGTGTAGTATAAACCTGGAAATGCTGCTTAAGCGGACGGTATTTCACGTTCAGCGTTCCAAGTAGCATAAAATCAGATACCGCTTTCATAGTGCCAGAGGTATTGAATGATAAAGTAACCATATTTCCACAGCGTTCTGCTAATGCAGTCCAGCTACTAAAAGTAACTCCGTTAAGAGATGGCCGTGTTATGACTTCTGAAACCGTCGTCAAATCATCCTTTGTAGCAGTTGTGGTCCAGTTTGTCCAAGCACCATTATTGAAGGACCTACTCGCATGTTTCCCATATACGTCGGTGTATTCTTGAACATATACGCAATTGCTGTTTGTTGGATGGAGGCTGTATGGACTCCGCATACATAAGAGAATTCCGTAATTTGAAAATCCGGAAGGTAAAGCACCGATATTATTGCCCGTTACATAATACACACCTGTGCGTTCAGGGCTATTTAAACTTGTTTTTTCTATTAAAACATTCAGATTGATCCGATCAGGGTCACTCAAATTGTTATTTACAGCCGAGATGTCTCCGGCGTTCTTCGTTACCTGAGACTGTAAATCCTTGATTACATCAACGGCGGAATTGAGTGCATCCGTGACGCGTTTGATCGCCTGTTCCGGCTTATTCAGATGCTCCGCATCAATGTCCGGAGATGAGTTGTCTACCCAAGTAGTGGGGGTGTAAGCTTCGATTTTTGCAAGAGCATCAGCAAGAGCCTGTGCGGATGCGAGGGAAACTGTATTTTCTTCTGCCTGCGTGCTGTTCTCGTTTTTCTCTAATTCTTCCATGCTGTTCCTCCTTATGATCTGTGGATTTCTATGGGCAAGTCAAGGTTTGGCTTGTCGAAATTGCAGTATGCCGTGAGCTGTCCATCCCCGGTAACGATCCGATCCACCTTGTTCCATTCCTTCCGGCGCGCTTTTTTGCTTGCCTTAGATGTCAGATCATCGGTGCAGGAGATATCCGGGCGGTCCGTGCCCTTAAGTCCTTCAACAGTGATCGTCTGCATGTATGGTGCACTTGTGGTCCATCCTCCAGCCGTCAATGTGCCGGTACGCACATCATAGAGTCGGTTTATTGCCATGTTTGTCGCGTTGATATCTTCGGCTTTGAACGGGTCCCCTTCCTGCGTGTATACAGTCTGATCCACGAGGGAAATTGTCCCGTCCGCGTTACTCACCTGATTGTATTTTCTGTTCCCTTCATAGATGTCATCCTTATAGTTCGTTTTTAATGCCATGTGCTACCTCCTGTCTCCGATTGACTTTGTTCCCAGCCGGAACGCAAGCCGCCGCGCCCCGGACATGGATGACTGATACATCTCATAGATATCTGCAAGGATCTGTTCGATATTGTTGGCTTCCGTAACGGACTGATATTCGATTCTCTGCGGCGTTTCCGGGGTCGTTGGCTTTGTGAAGTATGCCTCTCTCAGCGCCTGTATGTTGCCACGGATCCGCTGCATATCGCTGTCGGTACGGAAATCTCGCATTGTCCAGTCTGTTTTTGTGTTGATGTCCACAAGCAGGATGTCCGCAAGATCACGGCAGGCTGTTTCTACACGGTTGAGATCCGTATAAGCAATACAGCCTTTTTCCGTGCGGTTTGCTACATCGTCCGCCGTGCGGTCTGTTATCAGAGTCTCAAAAACGCTCATCCTATTTCTACCTCCGCTGTCATTTCTCGTGTGAATGTGAAATCCATCTTTTTAATGGCTCCGATCCGTGTCCCGTCAAAGTCTGTATCTACTGAAACAATATCCCCCAACTCTTCCTCATTGAGTAAGACACGGCAGGAAACAGACTCGTTGCTGCCGTAATAATCGTATACACGATTAAGAACTTCATTCACATTCTGGGGGTTTACGAGTGTCGCGTCCTTCACTTCCACGAGATTCTCATTCTGTGATATGTTAGGGTTCGCTTTCTCATACAGGGTTGTCATGTGGGTGTATTTCTTGCCAGTCAGAACTACTTCGCTACCGGTTCCGGTAATGACCGCCCAGTTATCTCCGGACGCGCTGATCGCGCCGCCGGTGATTACAAGATCATAATGGGCTTCCGAGAACGTAATCTGAGCCGTCCCATTCAGAGTATCTTTATAGAGTTCCTCCGATTCCGAGGATTTCACGTAAGTGTGCGCGTATACCTTTGCACCAGTGGTGATGTCGCTGTGGTCGATCGTCAGCCCCGATAGAGTGTTGGACTTCGTAAAGTTCTGCTTCGTGGCTCTCATGCCTGGTACAAGTCCTTTTCCCGGATGGAGTCCCATATGCGGCTTTATGATGCCTGTATTCCGAGGATAGATATACAGATTGAGATCATACGCGGTGTTGACAGATGCCCCGATTGCAAAAGCAACTTGAGCGAGCGCGTCACGCCTGCGGCAGACTGGAAGATATCCGCTTACTGTCAGATTTTCCAAGGTCTGATCAAGGAAATAATCAATCCCCTGTCCTTCGAAAATCGCCGCTATGACGTTTTTGACCGGTTCATTATTGTATATACCGCCCATAAAGTCTGTCGTGTCTAAAAGCCCCACAGCGTCCTCGGTATTAACTTCATAGTCCGTTTTACTTACACGTTTTCCAGATTTAAGATAAAAAATACCGATGATATTTTCGTCAAAGTATAATTTCATCTGTTGGCGGCGCTGGAAATTGAATGCAATGCTCGACTTACTCCGGATCGTGAAACTTAGTGTGTTGATACTAAGTTCTTCGCTGATCGGGCTCATCTCTATAAAGCAATCTACATTCTTCGCTTCATCATCCAGAAATGTACGCCCAAGTCCATACTGGATATTCGATAAAAACACCGGTCTGAACGGTCTTGATGTCTTTTCAAAGGTGATCGTGATCCTATTGTAATACTCCTCTGGATGATAACAGAAATACTCATACCCGTCCGGGTGGAACGTCTCAGAGGATAATGTCTCGCCGTCACGATACCACGTGATGGTGAGCTGAGAGCAATAGTCCCCGGAATGATCATTGAACACCAGAGAGATGCCCTGACTGCTGTACTTATCTGAAAATGTCGCGGTCAGCGTAGGAGGCTCATATTCACTACCTGGATACAGTTCGGAATGCGGAACCAAGCCACCCGTGGGGCGGATGATTCCGTGCGGGAAATCCCCGTTTTTATCCGATACCAGCCGAGATATATATCCGACTTCCGGGAAAACATCATAGTTCTTATACCCCTCATTCAGTAAGGAATACCCCGGATAGTTCAGTGCCACATCGGGGAAGGAATATTTCTTTTTCAGATCGCCCAGCCGCCCGCCATCATTCACGCTGTACTCCGCGTTTTCTTTCGCTCCGAGGGCGATATCTCCATATACGATCTTGAGCCCGCCAGCATCCACAAGCCTGTAGTTCATGATCTTCGAAATCCATATATGGCGATACGGCCGTGAAGTGTGAAGGAATGTGATTTCCACCTCATTATGGAGCTTCACGGATGCTTCACAAAAATATACGCTTGATGTCGGGGAAAAATCCATGTTTTCCACAAGAGCACCGCTTTTATACCACTTAATATTAACTATATCCGCATAGTCGCCGGAAACATCGTTAAAATTCAGCGTAATCCCTCTGGAAGTCTTGAGCCTGTCAAAATGGATCCGAAGAATCGGAGGGTCTACAAAGTCTCCGTTCGCGTCTGATATCTGGCTACTGGTATACCCACTTTTTCCCTCCGGGATTCTGTCCGGAGTGTTTTTGTAGCTGCCATTCAGAAGAGCATAGCCTGGAAGGAGATAGGCATACCCAGGAATCGGATTTTCCTGGTTCGTGAGTTCACTTGTGGAGGAATAATACTCTTCCCCATTCGCTGATATTGACACATCCCACTTCATGTTATCTCCTTCTCTGCGGTTCCATCGCTACAAAGTTGAGTTTAAGATTATCATCATAGCCCCACAAATTAACGCCCTCTCTGCGGATCATGGTGTCGTTTGCTTCTGTGATGTATGCCTTAAATGATAACGTTTCCTGTCCGTACGGAAAAACAAGATTATGGCTATCTACCGGAGCGCTTACCACATCATACAGCCTGTCGTAATCCTGATGCTTTCCTTCTTTCGCGGCAACTTCGAGAGTGTAATTGTAATATGTTCCGATGATGTCTCTATGCATTACTCCGTCAAGCGTGCGCCCAGAGTTGTCCGTATCGGTTACTTTTGCGTTTCTCGAGAGTTTCATGACATTTACGTCATATTCCACTCCATCCACGGTAAACACTGTAAAATGGCTCATCGGCTTCCTCCTGTTACAAGTCTCACGCTTCCGCGGTTGTTCTCTGCATCAATTACGGGTTTCAATACTCGCCCAAGCTGCGCAAGGTTTCCCTCGAAGCGAATCACGACTTGACGGTTTCCACTTACTCCGCTTTCTGCGAGTGCTTCCATAAGTGCCTGTTTCATTGTGCTGAGCGGAGAAACGACCTCAGTTTCCTGCTTGTTATCTCCCAGGATCGCCGCAAATTCACCCGCGCGCGGCGGCACCACCGTACCGGATGCCAGACGTGGCAAATGTACCTTGCTTACGGTCGGAATGTCCAGCCCGAAGGATTCTCCGCCGATTCCCGGAATCCAGTCAGGAATGTCAAAGCTCAGATTGTTAAGTGCGCTGATCATCCTATTCAGCGCATTGATGACACCGTTCACCATCGACTCCACACCGCCGAGGATTGTGTTGATGACGGATTTCATCGCGCCCCAGATGCCATTCCATATTGTGCTGGTCTCCGATTTCAACGTTTTCCATGCGGCTACAATACTGTCTTTGATCGCCGTGAATTTCGCCGTTGCGTTGCTCCGAATCTCCTCCCACTTCGTTGCAAGTGTGCTGTGGATAGATCCCCATGCGCTCTCGGTGCTGGATTTTGTCTCGTTCCAACGCGTTGATACAGTTTCCTTGATCGCCTGGAACTTCTCACCGGCGGATGTTTTGACCGCTGTCCATGTGCTTTCAAGTCCGCTCTTAATGCTACTCCATTTCTCCTGAGTCTTCTGCTTAGTCTCGTCCCACTTAGCGATGATCTTATCTTTAATCTCTGCAAATTTCGTGATAACGGAGGAAATGAAATTGCTGATTCCATTTCGGAGCCCCTCCATGAGGTACTGCCCCATTTCCATCATGACTGTGGATGGGCTGTGAATTCCGAATGCAGACTTGAAGCCGTTGATAAACGGTTTGAAAATGTTGTTCACGATCCATGAACCAATATTCCGAAGTGCACTTGTTATACCGTTATACAATCCTTCTATGATCTCCGTTCCGGACATATTAACGACTGGCGAGAAAAGAGCCACTACGCTTTCCCATGCGCTTATCAGTACATCTCCGATTCCCAGCAAAAAGCTAATTCCGGCGGCTATTCCTGACCCAATCAGCTCCATAACAGACCCAAAGAGGCTTGCATAATCAAAGCCTTTAAAAATATCTGCTATTGCTTTTAAGATTCCCATCGGGATTGATCGCCAGTCAACGCCTTGTATCAAACCTGTAAAGAGTTGCACCGCTCCGGAAAGAAAATGGGAAATTACACTTGACAGTGTACTCCAACTAAACGTGGAGAAGAATCCTGTAAGTCCGGCAGTGATCGCCGTGCCGATGCCTTTCCAGTTCGTTGTGGAAAGAAACTGGTCCAGTTTTCCCATTGCGAAGTTTACACCGGTTCCGATCTGCGTTCCAATGTAGTTGCCGACTCCCTTCCAATCCTCTGCGGCAATCAGCTTTTTGATGGTGTCCGCCATGTTTTTGATGGAGGAGCTGATCTGCTCGGTGGTAAACATGTCTTTCGGGGATGTGTTGCCACCGCTTCCGGATCCGGAATCCTTGCTTTTCGATCCAATCTGCTCGATCGTATCAAAAGAGGCAAGGCTTTTTTCTGCCTGCTTCGCTGCTGATCCTGTCTTTTTTAGGGAGTCCGCATAGTTTTCCTGTACCTTCGTAGCTTTAATAAAGGTGCTTTGCCCAGTGAGTGCCGAGAAAAACTGTCCCACCGCTGTTGCTGCTGTTGTCAAGAGGCTGATCAGATAGTTCAGCGCCGGAGCTACTGCGGTGAGGATCGGGGCGAATGCTGTCGCAAGTGCGTTCTTAAGCTGCGTCAGCGATCCCATAAGCCCGGAAACCGTGCTGTTTGTGCTGCCGGAATACTGGACAAGGTTCTTCATTCCGTCTGTAACGGCACTTCTGATGCGGTTAAAGAGGGCGAAGAGAGAGCGGATACCGAATGCATAGCTCAGCATTTTTTTAAAGCTCACTGATGTTTTTCCAAGATTTTTTTGAAAATCTCCTGTGGATTTGGAAGCTTTTTTTGTTTCGCTATTGTACTCTTTCGTCTTTTCATTAAGATCTGCGTAGGAGGTTTTCAAACGATTAAGAGTGTTTTCCAATGCAGCCTGCGCTGATGTGTACTGAGCCATCGTCTTCTGGCCGGATTCGGTATCTATTCCTGTGGTATAAGCTCCACCAGAGGATTCCAGCTTTGCCTTGGCTTGCTGTGCTTCTTCCAACTTCTGCCGCAACATGTCAATGTCGTATTCCATCGCCTTAAAGGTCTGACTATTCCGGTTTCCGCCAATCTCCACAAATTTAATCTGGCGTTCAATTACTGCATCAAGCTTTTTGCTTACAGAATCGATTTCCTTGTTGAGATCTGTATACTCCTGTGTAGGTATCTTCTCCCCCTTAAGCTCCTCAACTTTTGATTTAAGCTCCTCTACTTTACGAGCCTGTTCATCATACTGGCTGTTGAGTTTCGCAAAGGAGTCTGCCTGCTTCTGCAAGGCGATTTTAGCCTTGTCCCCGATTCCAGAGACAGACTCAGCCATCCGGTGTGCCGCGGCTTCTACTTCTTTCGTGCCGGCTACAAGCCCATCAGCGCTGATCGATGTATCAATGAGTATTGTTCCGTCTGCCTGTCCCATAATTCATCTCCTTATAGCCACTTCTCAAGAGCCGCCATCTCCTTCTTTTCTTCGGCACTTAGTCTCTTGCGAATGCCTACCATGTCTGCGTTTTCCCGTTCGAATTCTTTTTCCCACTTCTCTAATTTTTTATGCTTGGCTTTTTTCTGCCGGATCGCAAGGATCTGGGAAAATAAGCCGTCACCGACTTCCATAAAGAATCCCAGAAACGTCCACCAGTGAAGGAACGTGGTAGAACGGACCTCCATTCCTGCAACTTTGTTGACCGCAGGAATGATGATCCGAGAATCCTGTTCCCAGTCAATCAGCCGAGGGCTGTTCTTCTTGTCCCGCATACCGCCGTCAATAAAGTCAGCAGCTTTCTTACAAGCTTCCTCCCGGAGTTCTCTGGGAATCTGCTCGAAATCCTTGTACAGAATTTCAAACATGATTTCCTGCTTTTCTCTATCTGTCCAATCTGGATCCTCGCAAGCTTCCAAAATTCCAATAATGGAACGGAAGTCTGCGTTGATCGCATAATCCGTTCCACCAATGTTTAGAGAAGAGGGCAGTTCATAGCTGCTCATTTTCTGTACTTCTCCGTGTAATTACGGAGACGGGAAGTACTCTTTTTAATTCTCACGTTCATTTCACTTTCGATGAATTTTACAAGCTGATCGAGAACATATTCGCAGAAAAATCTGCCATCCTTATACGGAGTCCACGGATTGCAGTGTTTGAAAAGATCGTCGGATGCTCCCTGAGTATTCAGAAGCTCATCGAAAAGCTCTTTTACAGTGCCGGACATCTTGTCCAATCCATCTGGATCGTCGTCTGCCGGAAGCTCCAGTTCCTCGAATTTCTTCTGTACTGTGTCCGCACGCTTGATAATGTCCAGATCTGCCGGATTAAACATAAAGCCGCCGGTCACTGTGCCATTTTTATCCACGATTTCGATGTATTCCCGATCATCAATTACGATCTGTTTTGCCATTTTCCATGTCCTCCTATACAAGAGATGCCGTGAAGGATTTCTGTGTCATATCCCATGTGCCTTTCACTCTGTTGCCGGCTTTGTATACCGTGAACGGTGTCTGTACGCCAGATGTATCTCCGCCCACGCTGTTCGGGATAACGTATACATCCTCGCGGTACGCCCATACCACGGTCGGAGCGGTTTCCTCACCTGTGCCAGGCTTAAGGAGCACATCAACCATCGTTGTTTTGCACTTGTCTCCTGTTGCTCTGGTATTGGCAATCTCCATAATCTTATTGGAGAGAGCATCGTCATAATTCTCGTAGTAGAACGGATCCACGTCTGCCTGCACTTCATATCCAGAGTGTTTTACAGACTGTTCGCCGAGAATGTTTTTGCTTACTTCTACGTCCGGGTTCAGCTCCTCGCTGTATTCTTCAAGATCTTTACCGATGCGTACATAGCCCGGTGTTTCTCCTCCAAATGTTGCGTCCAGATAATGAGCAAGATATTTTCTCTCAATCATAATAAAAAGCCCTTTCTGCCTATAACTTTTTAGGCGGTGTAGGTTAGCGGCGGCACTCTCGTTGTACCGTCGGTTTACAGTTCAAAATCATTCGTGTAACGGACCGATACAGGCAATATCCAGTCCTGTACGCCGTTCTCCTGCGGCTCTGTGCCGTATGAATTGTCACGAGTTATACGTTTTATCTGTCTCCCATTAGAAAGCCGTGGAAAGGCAGATAAGCGGGTCTCAACGCCATTTATCACGGCTGGTTCACGGCAAATCCATTTGCCAAGTGTGTCAAGGAACTGCTGGATGCTCAGCTTATACCGCTCTTTCTGCGCCGCTGACCGGTAAACCACGTAAAACGGATACTGGCATACCTGATGGATACCTCCGCATACATCTTCCCTCTCACTGTATACAAGTGCACCATTGTCTGCGGAAAATGCGATTCCGCTGTCTTCGCCCAGCTCCTCGAATTTTATGGTTTCCCCCGGATCCAATCCGGGATACTGATTCAGCAACGCTTTCATGGCGGCTGTCAGAATTTCATATCCTGTCGCATCTTTTCCAATCGGTTTTGCATCAGCCACGCCGCCCACCTCCTGCCGTTTCCTTCACATTCTTAATCCAAGTTTTCCCATCCTTCTCTTTCGCAGCGTCAAACCAATGCGCTTGCGCCGCCGGATGTTTTGTCTTTGTGTACGTCAGATACTCTTTCGCCTGTGTCTTGCCGGAATACTGGCTGACAAGCACCTTCTTTGCGCCTTTTTTCGCCCACGGTGAGCCGGTATTTTCGTCTACCATGCCCTTTCCTTCATAGAGAAATCGTCCCTGTGGACCGTACGCCGCAAACACACGTCCAGATCCCTGTACCGCCGCACTTGCCGCTTTGGTAACGCCTACGAAGATTCCGGTTTCCATCGGCATAAAAGGCACCATGCTGTTCATTACATCGCCATCAAGCTGATACTGAGCCTTCCTGTACTGCTCGTTGAAGCGAGACATATTCAGTTTTACTTTCGTATCGCCATCCACAAAGGAAAAGCCTTTGAAGTGATAGGTCTTACCCGCCATTATTTCCGTTTCCTCTTTCCTTTATAGACAAACTCCAGATTCTTTCCCGTCCAGTCGACATCCTTTGCTTTCACGGTAGATTCAACAACTTTGACTCCCGGCTTTGGTCTCCCAAGTGGTGTCTTGGTCCATCGTTCTGCCTGTGCCTTTGAAAGAAATACCCAGTCGTTTTGATTTATACTGTCTCCGATTGTTGCCCGGTAGATCTTTACATCTGAGTTTTTGTCTTTTAAGGAATTAATCTGTGTTACGGTTTCCGTGGCAAGCTTGCTATTCACCACATTTGGGGAAAGGCTATTAAGTTTGTCTCGCATTTCAGATACATTCACACCGTTGCTCGACGCTCTGCCAGATCCTCCGTTATTTCCTTGATAGTTAAGGTTGCTACTGCCGCCACGTCCGCCCATAAAAGCACCTACTTTCCGAGAATTTCAAAATGCGGAATCACAGTATATGGACCGCCTGTGCTTGTGATCTTGAACACAAAATCATGTGCATTGTTCATGTACTGATAGAATCCATTCCGATAATCACGATCATTTACCTCGCCGCCAGTCCACTCGCCCTCCCAGAAGAAATCATCCGGTCCGAATGTAATGCTTTCTGCCAGCTTATCATTCGTCTGACGTTTCCATTCTTTCGGGGATCGCCACGGGATCATTTCGTCCTCTGTCGAGATCATTATGCCGTCAACATCAGGGTTTGTGGCGTGCATATAGTACGGGATGTGGAGCTGTGCATTGTCTGTACTGTCCGCCCCGTACTTCTTGATGATCGCCCCGCGGTCCGTGTTCAAATCCACATTATGGAGGATGTGCGGATACCACATAGCATCGCCGGATGTGGGGCTTTCATAATAGTTGAAAACTGTCACAGTTTTATCGTACATGCTCACACCTCACATAACGCATGATTGAATTTGTTATGAAACGCTTTAATTCTCACAATGCTCCCTGTGCATTCCTCCGGCACACTGCCGTAAAAGATAATGCTTTCCGGGTGTAATCGTTCCACCATTGCATTGTAGCCGGATAAGAATAGGCGTTTTTTGCCTATACTGTTCATACAGCCCACGGAAGATACTGCCACGGTTCCGCCCTCTGGTTCTCCATCAAAGCACCATTCGTATGAGTCTGGAGTGCTCCATGAAATTGTCGGAATCACCTTGCACCCGTAGTCTTGCAGATATGCACCAATCCAGTGTTTACGATAATGGTTATATATCTGGATAGCTTTAGGGAAATCGGTGTAGGTGCTAAAGTCCGGTGTCAGAACGTACCGGAACCTGCTCAGCTTGTCCACGTATCTGTCCGGATTTCTCCAGAGTGCATCAAACTGGTAATCGTCCAAGAAAAAATGCACTGCTTTCTCTTCTGGATTACTGCATTCGCCTCTTGCATAATTGAAACCGATAAATTCACATTCCCCTTCGAAAGCCTCTGGATAAATCTGCGGTATCCCATATTCTCCGACGCCATCAAAGATGCGGCGGTTTAAGTTTTCATAAGCTATGCTGGTTTCTCGATTCGCCATTATTCTTTCTGCACTGTCTGCTTAATAACCTGATTCACGCCAGTAGCCGACAGTCCGTTAAACATACCGACTGCAACCGCTGTGATATAATCCGTTGCCGGAAAATCCGGGATAATTCCCATTCCGACCGCTCCGAGGACTCCACCAATAACCGCCATAATTACTGGAATCCATTCATCAGAGATTCTTTTTGATGCTTTACAGCCCATTCCTGCGATGTAGCAAATCATCACGATTGCTACGCATGAGCCTAACGTTGAAATGTCCATTATTTGTCACCTCGTAAATCAATTTTCCCAGACATTAAATCCGGTAAAAGCGCATCTCTCAATTCTATCAAATATCTGTTTTCTTCATTGTTCAGATACATTATGTGCTGTTTCCACATCTGTAAAATCGAAAGTAATATAGTTGATATGTTGTTCTTGCTTCCGTTTTCAAATTTCAGTTCTCCCGCTTTCTTCGTCATGGAAATAAAGTTTTCTTTTTCGATTTTCTTTCCGGTAAAAGCAAGCATCTGATTCATGGAATCCGCTGTTTCTTCCGACTGCTTGAACATCTGGAATATGTCATACAATCCGATTGATTTTGCAAGTGTTTCATTCATTGTCAGTTTGAGACCATTTTTCTCATTAATAACTCTGTTTAAGTCGTCAATGATTTCTCCATAATCTCTGTGTGTAAAATCCTCTTCTTTAAATTCAAGGTATCGTGTTGGGAGAAGAGTATATTTGTTTTCTACTACAGTTTGAAAAGGCACGCTTTTTGAAAATTCGGCGACATTTTTCTGATTAACGATAGAATCAATGGCGTTTTCCATCTGTTCGTCAGTAAAAACATTAACTGTTTTTTTGTATGTTCTGTTTTCGTGACTTGCCCCACCAAGCTGTCCATTCTGTTCTCTTTGCTCTACATCGCAAGTTTTACGCATATCTAAAAATGCAATATGTGTTGTCTCTTTTTTCTTGTTCAGTGTCAAAAGACAAGTTGCAATCGAAGTAGCTTCAAACATTTTATCTGGACACAAAATAACTGATTCTATCAGATTCTTCTCAATAAGATACTTTCTTATTTCTATTTCATTTTTTAATCCTGAAGTTAATATCCCACACGGAAGAATCATTGAAACTTTTTCCTTGCAATTATCTAATGCGGTCAAAACAAAAGCATAATTTGCATTGCTTTCTGGCGGCAACTCACAGTCATTAAAGCGAGGTTGCAACTGTGCAAACGGCGGTATCTTCCACTTCATATTATATGGTGGATTTGAAATACAACTATCTGTCTTTTCTGGCTTAAAATTTTCTGTCTTTTTTACAGAAGAATATTTATCACCTTTCTTTACAAGATAAGTTGCAAAAACTTCATCCTGCAATGCATCACCATTTACAACAACTGCATCAATATTTCTTGCCGCCAGATTGAAAAGCAAAATCGGAATAACCGTTTTATCGTACTCATAGCACACGAATTTCAATTTATTATTCAGATTCCATTTCTGAATAGTCAGTGCTCCGCTTCCAGCGCATAAATCATATACAGCGCGTTCATTTTCTGTCTGCACCAGCTTTCCGACAAATTTTGCCAGTGAAACAGGCGTGTAATCCTGCATCTTTACTTTTCTATCAGCAAGGTAATACTGGAAGATCTTCTGCAGCCAATCAATAGACAAGTCCTCTACCATATTACAGAATTTGTCGAAATATTCCGTTCTTCCATTCAGTACAATTTCCATCAAAGAATCTGGAATCTGTTCTGGGCTTTCGATCTTCAACAGTTCTATTACTTTACTGGTGAGTTCTTTTAATTCCATAATTACACTCCTGCATATAATACTGCCTTATTTGCCACATTACATCAATTCAAATTCGCTGAACACTTTAAAAATCTTCGGTGTCTGAATAGCAAACCAGTCAACCATTTCTTCATTGATAGCCCAACTGTCAGTACTACTTGAATTAGATTCAAGTCCAGATTCATACAGGAAAGCATGAATAATCTCATGCCGTACAACCTGTTTTCTGTACTCTTCCATATTCTTTTTCGAGCCCGGTATGTCCTGTTGTGACTCCATGTTGTCAACAATGATCTCCCTAGTGGAAGAATCTGTATATCCGTCCATGTTCTCCAAGTTAGGATATTCTTTTAGTGTTCCAAATTTTATTGCCCATTCAGAGCCTAAGATATCTACTTTAAAATCCTGCATATAACACTGGTATCCCATCATCTGTCCTAACTCCCATCAACAGCGGTAAAGCTGTCTTAAGGAGTAAATCATTTGTTTTCTGTGTATCTCCAACAGCACTATATACCGCACTCCATTCCTTAGCACTCGCCCCAATCTGCTGAGGTGTCGCATAGGAAATGGATTCACTGCCAGATGATTTTGATATAATCACTCCCGCTTTGGTGCCGCCACCTGAGACATCAGAAGATGATGTTGCGCTGGCTGCTGCAATAGCGTTTTTCTCAGCAAGATCAATCTGATACATCTGATCAGCCAGCGTGCAAACAGCCTTTTTGATTCGCTTTTGCTGCCGCTCATCGGATGGTAATCCGTCTGCCAGCCGATCAAAGGTTAAGTGGTCAATAAAGTCGCTGGCTCTTTCAGAAAACCGCATAAAATCAGATTCCGGCACGACATTGCCGAAAAATGATGTTGTGTAAAACTCATAATCTGCGTATGCCATGCCGGAATCCTCCTTAGCCGTTGGACTTGATCATACCCATACGGATATTCTTGTGGTTGTAAACGAGAGACCAGTTTGCTTTCGCTCCAAGCTCTGCGTTGGTCGGAGACTCTTTTGTGATCTTGCTTGTGTCAATGCTGAATCCGTTCGGGTGGAGCACATAACCCTGCTTTGTATAAAGCTTGCGGATACCTGCCTTAGTCTCCGGATCGTAGTCCGCATAGTACGGATCCTCATAGTTTGTCTTGTCGCAGGTTAAAATGGATCCTGCGCCGATCATGTAAGTCTTATACACCGGGATATCGCCAGAAGTATCTACCGTATACCTATCAGATACAACCGGGATAAATCCGCCGATGGACGGGAGATTTACGTCACCAGCGAGCGCATTGGTCACGGTGTACTTGTTGTAATCTACCAGCCCAAGAGCCTTATACTTTGCAAAAATGTAGCTGTTAAGGAACAGCAATCCCATCTTCTCAGACGAATCGCCAAGTGCTTTCTGCTGTGCAAAGATTAATGTGGTTGCATCAATCTTATTCGCATCTGTTGCAGTCGCAGATCCACCGCCAGACGGCTTCGCTGCCGAAATATCTGTGATATGCGAAGACATTCCTGTCAAAGACAGTACTGCATCAACGATGGCCATAAGATCACGCACACGGGTCTGCTTGTAGAATCCTGCAACAGAGTTTGCAACGTGAGTCATCGGCTCAGCACCGGTCAACTCCTTTGTGAAGTCCTGTGCTTTCCAAGCCTTCATTCTCTGGATAAGCATTGCTGTCTGCTTCTTTCCGGTGATTTCAACCGGCGTGTTATCTGTCTCACCATCGTTGTTAAGTGCCTGAGAATCGGCCTCATCGATCGGCACGTAGAAAGGAAGTGTTGCCACGTTACCCTTTGTTCCGATCAGATCCATGATTGTGGAATCCTGCACGAGAATGCCAGAATTGATAATTGCATCATTCCATGTTGGCTGTTCTGCCATATACCCAGAAAACACTTCCGGGTCAAAGCTAAAACCGCCAAATGTTCCAGTTCTTGCCATAGATGTAGTCCTTTCCGTAGATGGACTATTTTAGAATTGAACGTAAAAAATCCCATCTACCTATAATTCTTAAGGGTGTTTAGGTTAGCGGCTATGCTCGATCACATAGTCGGTCTGTCGGCTACTCGCTAAGTGCCGTGTAAAGCTCTGGATCAGACTGCTTTAATTTCAGCCTTTCATCCAGATTCATTTTGCGGAAATCTTCCTTTGTTAATCCCGTTCCGCCTCGGCTTCCATTCTTTGCCGGGGCTGTAAAGCGTGCCGCGTTATGCTGTGCTGCAGCCTGCTGCTTATCAACGAAGATTCCCTCTTTCTGGTTTCCGTCCTTATCGGTGATCATCCCGTTAAAGATATCACTGATGGACTTACCTTTTGCAGAATCCTTGTCCAGTTCTTCCATGAGAGCCTTTTTATAGTACTCCTCAGTAATGCCGTTCATGAACTCATACTGTTTTGCACCTTTTTCGTCTGTGGTTGCCAAAAACTCGTTCACCTGTTTTTCTACTTCGATTTTTCTTGCATCGGCAGCGCGCCCAGCCTTTTCGTCAGCAAGCTGCTGATTTAATGTCTGGATCTGCCCTTTGAGGTCATCAACGTCAACGTCCTTAAAACCCGCAAGCTGTTCCTGCACGGAGTCGAGTGATTTCTTGTAATCGTCGGCTTTTGACACCTGTTTGTTGTAGTCAGCTACTGTGCGGTAGTTTTCCAACATTTTCTTTTTCAGATCGTCTTTCTTGCTCTCTGGAACCTCGATTTCAAGCTCCTGTAAAATCTGTTCAATGTTCTGCATATATCCTCCTAAACGTGTATTATAACCGCTCGTCAGCGGTGTGGATTGAGCCGAATAAACCTTCGGCGTGGTAGTGGACCATCGGAGATTCGAACTCCGGACCGACCGGTTATGAGCCGGTTGCTCTGACCGACTGAGCTATTGGTCCATGTGCGCCTCCCGCACAATTTCTCGTGCGGGCATTGTCAATCTCTCTGAGGCATTGCGCTACTCTCAGTTCATCCGGGAGCGACCCGGGCACATTGGAATGGTGGGGTTTGAACCCACGTTATCACGATTAAAAGTCGTGTGCTTTTCCACTAAGCTACATTCCAGTAACACCCCGGATCTGTTCGGGGTGTCCCATATGAGAAAGGTGTACCATGAAATACGGCTCCGCCCCAGCCAAAGGCGGAATGAGGAGAACTGGGCTTGAACCAGCAAGGTCTAAAGACAACGGATTTACAGTCCGCCACGCTACCAATTACGATCTATCTCCCCACAACCGGCAAATGCCGGTTAGCAACTTGTTTTTTCGTGCTATGCTTCGCACTATACTCCTCTGGAGTAACGCTTGTTTCATGCTCCCCTGGAGCAATGCACACGCCGGAAATTGCATCCGCTTTTCAACCTCTCCAGTGTCCGGCTGGATTTCTCTTAAGGACGTGTGCTGATAAGGAGGCAATAGAAATATGACACCAATATATGTATAGAGCTGGCATTTGAATGGAGAAAAATGTCAACTCACCATGTCAACCTTACACTATATATTCTATCATTTTTTTATTCTCCATGTATCACCACATTTTTCAGTTTCCGAGCTTGCGGATATACTTCTGGATCTCCTGCCTCTCATCGGCAAAGTCGCTATCCATCACCATAGTGGACAGCATGTCATACACTTCTACCATTAACCGGCCGACTGTTTCCATAAGCTTGTCCCGATGCCCTTGATCACCATTAACCTTATATGCCTGTTTTGCCGCAATATAAGCATCGTACAGTGCGTCAATATTGTGGTCGTATCGCCCGTTGGAATACTTTTTAATGATATTCTCAGCGGCTTCTGCGATCGGGGCTTCTTCCCACTCTTTCTTCTCCATTTTTTCCAGATAAGAGATCGACACAACAAGCTTATAGATCACGTCCAGCCGGTTGGCGGTCAACGAGTTTACAGCTTCTTTCGCTTCGATACTCAGCTGCTCTTTGAGTTTCTTAATCAGTGCTTCCATGCTTGACACCTCCCCGCATTTTCTTTTTATACTTATCATGTAGTTCTTTTTGACTCTCCAAAATGTATACCGGATCATATCCAGACGTTATGAGATCAGTGATGATGCGTTCCAAGCGCTCAAGCTCATTATCAACATCTTCCACAAGCCTATCCACAAAGATTGCATCCGCAACATACCCCTGTTCGCGCAGAGCCGTTGCATACTTCTGGTATACGTCTTTTGTAGCCTGTTCCCATCCAAGATACACGGAGAATCCGTCCTCTACTGCTTTCTGCTTCGTAGATTTCCCTACGCTCATCCGATTTGCAGACCGCCACGACTCCGGGATCATCTGCACGTTCCCCTCGAAACGGTCCGGTATCAGCTTACCGTGGTGGTTGATGTAGTAATGTGCCACGTCCCGGCGTTCTTTGCTCTCTGCGAAATACTGGTACAGGTGTAATCGCTTGTATCCGCTCAGTCCAAGGAAATCAAAGTAGTCCGCCATCTGATCGTGCATCATAAGCGCTGCGATCTGCCGGGCATTGATCTCTGCAAATACATCATCAACGCTCTTAACGTCCATTCTGCTTCTAAAAGCGATCATAGCCGATCACCTCCTACGAAAGCTTTTTAATGATGAGGTTTGCGTCCTTGACAAGGACTGCTCCGGCGGAAATATTACCCACAGATACGGTAAGAGATGTTCCGGCCGGTACCGGGATCAACGTGTCTGCACTTACATTCTGATATACATCTGCTGTAACAACCGTATAATCCATCTCGGTTCCACCGATGTTCTCGCCGTTCAGCTTAAGCACCAGTGCTGTTGCGCCAGCCGCGGAAGCCGTCACATTTGCATTAAACTGGAGTTCTACCGCCATCGGCTGATTGCTCCTGTTTGTGATTGTAAACAGCCCACTTCCCTCGATGTGATTGAGCCATCCACTCTGGCATCCGCATCTGCGAGACTTTACGCGAGTGCTACCAAAAGGAACATTCTGATTGGCTGCCACCGTCTGAGCAGCTACATTAACAACATTAAGCATAATACTTCTCCTTTCACGAAAATAGGGGCAAGCTCCACGCCTACCCCTATGATTTGCAAGACTACTTCGTAGCAATGGATTCTTCCAACATGCTGATTATTCGGTTTTGATTCTCGATGATCCTATCCAGGTACTTCCTGTCCTGCTCCTGTAGATGCTTCGCGATGTCGGCGTTGCTTGCCTGCGACAAATCGTTTTCATAATTCATCACCTGCAAGAATACGCCGAACAAATTTAGCATGTCCAACGCGGACAGCTCATCGTATTTTCTCACAGTACGTTTCCACCATTGCCGCAGCATCCGCCAAATCCAGCCATATTATACGCGAAGTACGGGGAGCATGTAATATAAGCCGGTGTCGGTGTCGGTCTTACCGCATCAACGATGTTCTTGGTCTGGTTGACCTGGGAGATCTGCCAATACGCTGTCTGGAGGTCTCTGTCACGGTCCGCAATCTTGTCGCGAAGTCCCTGAATGGTGTTCTCCTGCATGAGCTGGCGTGTTGCCTGTCCGTCTGCAAGGACAGTTTCCTTGATGTCACAGCAACACTGCGCAAGCTGTGCCTGCATGTTCTGCGCCATCAGTGCCGCATCATACCGGTTCTGTAAGATCTCTTTCTGTGTTTCGCAGCAACACTGCTGAGACTGAGCACCTAACTGCTGCATCCCGAGCTGCGTTGTATATCTGCTCTCAAGTACATCTCTCTGGGTCTGACATGCTGTGTTGGATACGTTCTGATTTGTGTTGAAGATGTCGCGCTTCACAAACTCATCCGAAATGAAATTGTCCTGCACGCCGTTTTCAACACCGCCGCGGTTCCATCCGCCCATCATCGGGAAGAGGAACGCAATCAGAATGATCCAGATCCACCAGCCGCCACCGCCCCACATATCGTTGCATGTGTCGTTTCTGGTTACTGCCGCCACATCCGCAGCGGATAACATTCCCTCATTCATGTGGTTTTCTCCTTGCTTAAGATTTATCATGAGCCGTTGCGCACCCGGCTGTGATAGCGAATTATCGTTTTGTTGAGGTCAACAAAACCATCATTTCATCATCCCGGCAAATTGTCCGGGATCCATGCCGTTCTGCTGGCACATCTGCTTGAATACCTGTTCCGGGTTCTTCCCTTTGCACATATCCATCGCTTTCTTGATGTTCGGATTCTGCTGCGCCATTGCATTGATCGCCGCCTGTGGGTTTCCTGTCTGCCGGATCTGATTCACAACACTCATGGCTTGCATCATCGCCGCCATCGGATTGTTTCCGGATCCGCCCATCATGCTTAATAATGGATTCATTCAGTCCCCTCCTTCTTCTCTTCCTGCCTCTCCCCAAGTTTTACGAGCAAAGCATTGAATTCCTCACGTGTTACATAGTCCCCATTTGGAGCCGCAGGAGCCATTTGCGGGGCTGCTAAGGATGAGACGGGGATTTCCTTGAACGTGAATGCTTTGAGCGTTGCGCTCCCCATTCCGTCCACGGACTTGACGTAGAACATGGGGCTGTTGTTGTCCATCATCCACGCTGTCTGTCCCGGCTGTACAATCTGGTTCCGTGCCCCTTCAAGCCCTGCGACTTGGATCCAGTTCACGTTCTGCACCAGTGCCGTCTGGCGCTGTGGCATTCCTTGCTGTAACCCTTGTTCCATCTGCTGGATGCGCTGCTGTAACGCCGCCTGATCCGCCATGTATCCGCCCATTCCCATACTGTACGGAGTATATCCATTCATAGGCACTTCCCCTTTCTATCGTTATCCTATACTCACATTATGGCACACGGAAGAGAGAGGCAACAGGTCAGGAAAGTATCGAAAAAGTATCTTCAGTTCGTTGCAAAAAAGGAGAAAAAGGGAAGTAGACGTGCAAGTCCGGATACTTCCCTTTTTCTTCTTTTGTTCGCTTTCCGCGATTACATCGCGTCCATTGCGTATCTGCATCTATTATATCACATTATACGGGCATAAACGAATGATTTTTGCATTTACCCGGCGGCTGAGTCGCTTCGCCGTCGATGTGCTGATATTCATTCGCTCCGCGCACACTTCCAAGGGGACTCCTTTACTGCGATACTCAAAGAGTTCCCTTTCGTCTGTCGTGAAATTTGCCATCTGCCGGAACCGCTCAAGCTCTGGCACCGTAAATTGATATATCTTCAAGGCGATTCCCCTTATTTTTCTGTCAATGCTTGGATAAGTTCGTCCCTCGTTTTTTTTAAACCCTCAATGTTATTCCCTGTGATTTTGTTCTCGATCAGGTTAAACATACTCCTCATAAGGAGCTGTGTATCTTCCCGGTTCTGGTTGATGGAGTCATAGTCGTTATTGAGCTTGTTTTTTATGTCCTTGATGTCTGTCTCGATTGCGCCTACACGCTCCTCGATGTCCTTCTGTGGCTGCTTTGCCTGCTTATACGCTTTGTATATAACACTACATGCAGCTCCGATCACCGTGATCCCACTGCATATTGAGAGTAGCTCCCTAATAAATTCCAGTACGCTCAATGTTTTAATTCCCTTTCGCGTTTTGATATCGTCTTGCCGCTCCTCGCGCCTTTGCCGCCTGTTCTCTGCCCCATCGTGCGATACTCAGCCGATCTGCCAGAGGTCTCAGCTCATTCTCTTTGCAAAAGTCGTTGTATGCCTTGTTCTGGCGCTGGAGGAGGAACGATTTCTTGTCCAGCTGCATCTGCAATTCGGCTTTTGCCTGTGGGTCTTGGCACGCCTCCACCGCTGTCTGCATCCCGGCAACGATGCGCTTTGTCTTGCGGATCCTGCGCTCCAATGCCCTCTGGCGCTGTTCCAACTTCTCAATTTTCTCGTTATCGGCTGTCTGGATATCCTTGTATGGATTACTCTCACCGTCACCAGACCCGAAGCTGTGGCGGCAGTTCCAACCACACAAGCCCTCGCCAGTGCCGTATCCGGTTGATGCATAGAACGGGGGAAATCGCTTGTCCTGCCCGGTCCGGGAATAGAATTGTCCTTGCCACCAGAGATGATTTCCGGGATTCTGTCCACCGTCTCCAGTTCGTGCACCGAGATGGGCAGAGACAAGGATCGTGTCCCACCCCATCTCTTCCATGCGCTTTAAAACGATATCTCCCGTGGCCTGTCCAATACCGGTCCGCACTGCCCTCGCCGTGGCTGTCTCGATGGTATCCTTGTGGACTCTCCCGGTCTCCTCATCGGTGTAATTTACATACACACCGCCAGACACCACCTCATCAACCGCCTCTCTGACCGCCTGTGTGTACGATACAGCGCCACTTGTGACTTTGTGGTAAGCGGTATCGCACGAGTTGATAAAAAGCCGCTGTGCCGCGTCTGCGGTCGTGCGTGTGTAATTATCCCACTCGCCCAAGGTTGCGTCATAGTTGCGCTGCATGAGCCGGATCAGCTGCGGTGACTCCAGAAGCGGCACCGGTGAGAGACCGGCGGCTTCGTAGATTTTATCATCCTGCTCCACAGCCTTTATCCCGGCTTCTTCCATCGCCGCCTTGATTTCCTTCTGCTCTCGCTTGGTGTACTTGGCGATCTCCGGGATGATATCCTCCAGTAATGCGCCGGAGTCCTGCATGATCTCTATCTGCCATCGGTCCGCAGAGGTAAAGAGGTATTCTTCCCCTCGCCCGATGCGGATCATCATGCGGTCTACGATGCGGCGGATGATATAGCTATGGAGTTCTGAGGAGATTTCTTCCGCCCCCTCTGCGATGTGCTGTAAGTATCGCGGATCAAGCATCTCATCACCTCATTACTCTTCGCCAAACAATTTGTTATCTTCCTTCGGCGTGGCTTCTTCCACCATCGCCTTTGCGTCCTCTTCTGACATGCCTTCGAACTTCTGGAAGTACATCCATGCCGGAACCTTGCCCTGCATCACATATTGCCACCATCTCGCACGGTCCTCCTCGCGGCTGTAAGTGATATCTCCGAAGTCATAGGTGATTTCATAGGTCCCCACCGGTGCAAGCCCGTAGAGGTCTGCGTAGACGCTCAGAGCATATATAGCACCGTCCAATGCGTTCTCCAGTTTGTCCCGCACATCTTTGATAAGCTGGATTGTACGGCGGTCATCAGACTCCACCTGTGTGGCTGTCACCATACCGGATTTTTCGTTAAATACAAAATAGCCGTTGCTATATCCGCATTTGTAGCCGATCTGAGACAGCAGCGCGTTGATTCCGGCAAGCCTTGCTTCCGTGTTGAGCTTCGGGTTGATCTCAGAATAGAATTCCTTTGCGTCAGATCCATAGACATTCTTGACATATCTGGGGAGTCCCATCTGCTCGCGCTTTCCTCTTATCTGCTCCGGCGTGCGGTCAGTAACCTTCTGCCCGTCTGGCATCAGCAAGCGATCATCAGCAAGCACAATCTTTTGGCTGTCCCATATCTCTCCAGCGTTCCGGCTGTATGCCACATCCAGATCTTTCAGTTCCTCAATAGCTTCTGAGTACATCGGTAGCCCTAATGGAGAATCGATATCAATGTTATTCGCCTGTGGTGTGCGGAGCATGCCGAACATCGGCCCGTCCAACTTTTCGCCGCTTGCCTTGAGGATCGGCGGAGTGTTCTCCATCATGCCAGCCCACTTTGTTTTAGCCATCGGAATCTTGTCTCCGATACTGTCCGCAGACTTTGACATGTATGTCCGGTTGCTGATGTAGTACGGGTATGTGGTCACGCCGTTATCGGTAGTCTCCACAAAGCGGTGGTACTCCAAACGCGTATAGAATCTATCTCCTTGTGTGTACGAATCCTTGAATATAATCCCCTTAATGCCCATATTGTCGTAGTCCACAAGGAGGATATCTTTCGGTGTGAAGAGATCCAAACTGTCTCCATTGGGTTTTAGGAAAACGGTGCCGTAAGCGCAGCTGAACTCCACCCACTCACGCAGATGGAAGTACACAGCATCGATCTGTTTCTGTAGCCACTCCGCCCTTGTCGATCCCTCTATCTGGATCCCAATCGCCAGCGTTGCAAGCCGCGCTGTCTCGGAGCTAACCGCCTTTGCAAAATTGATCGTGCGTATATCGTCATCGGCACTCAGCCACGGCGGGGCACCTGCATAGATGTTCGCGCATCGCCGGAGAATCACTTCCATCTCCGGGGACACAACGGATTTAACGTCAAAATCGTCCTCTGCTTGCTGCTTAAATATCATATCAAGCCACCTCTTAATTGATGATAAAAGTCCCATTTACTTATCCTCATATAGAAATTCCACACTCTTAAAAGGAGCATCTATGTGCATGTTTATTAAAAATGTATCCTCTTTACTCTTTACTACATCGAATCTGATTATTCCTTGTTTCATTTCAATCTTTAAAACATCTTTTACCGAGTAAGTTTCACCTGCAATGCAGATACCTTTTAACTTTCCTTTGCGTATTTCTTTTATAGGTTCTTTTCCTGCTATCCTCTTTCCACACATAGGGCAGTACTTGATATCATACGGGCGAGCCGTCAAACTCCCCGGCTTATCTTTTCGGCACGTATATAGCTGAGTTCCATATATGCATTTTTCATCATTAAATTTTCTTATTTCATCGCAAAAATCACACATTATGCACTGTTCCCCCTTCTCTCCCATAGTGATTCTGTGGCGTATCGGGCCGCGTCTATGAGGTGATTGTCTTTGTCCGGGTATCCGCTGATAATGTTCCCATCCTTGTCACGCTCATACTCGTATTTTTTAAATTCCTTGCATGAGTTTGGTGTTCGTGCTGGATCCATAACGATCTTTTTCCCTTGCCACCATTTCATCGAGTATTCAATACTTCCAGGTCCTTTTTTCGCCGGTCTGGCTGGCAATCCAAAATCTCTGTAGTCATTTACAGATTTCGGTTCCGCACTATCGCAGGTGATCGTATAGTCTCCATACCCTCGGCGAATGATTTCTTCCGCTGTCCAACTATTCGGGCGCTTATTCTCGAATATCTCGTCAATGAAATATATAGTTTCTCGGGCGGCATCGTAATATAAGCGTACAAATGCATACTGGTCCGGGTACCATCCCCAGTCCACGCCCTGGTAGATGCGATCCATCTGGCTGATCTCCTCATCGGTGATGGTCCGCTCCTCAATATACTCAAAGACGTTGCCACCATTGCCATTGGCTACACCCATGTATTCATGTTCATAAGCGTTTGGATTGACTTCTTTCAGATGCTCTGCTTCGTCAATAAATGGCTGTCCCAGCCATTCTTTTGGCACATCCAAGTAAGTTGATGAATGAACTATTCTGTTCTCTTTTGGTTCAAGAACATACTTATTAGCCCAGTTATTCATTGTTTTTGGTGGATTGAAGCTCTTAAATATCCATGCAAGGTTTCCACCACGAATCGCAGACTGCTCAATCTTACGAATTTCCTCAGGCCCCGCAAATTGATCCAACTCCTCAAACCAGAGAATACCAATATATCCGAACTCAGGGTTGATAGATTTAATCTTGTCAGGGTCATCAGCGCCACGGAAGTATATCTTTTGTCCGGTTGATTTCAGTGTAATCTCCATAGGTGATAACTTAGAATCAAATTCTTCTGTAAATTCCTGTTTTCCAATGGCCCATTTGATTTTGTTGTATACAGAATCCTTAATGGTGTTCCCGACCTTACGACAGACAACTGCATGAATATCATGGTTGTTCTTCATCAACTCTACTATAGTCATTCCAACAGTGGTTGATTTTGTGGAGCCACGTCCGCCTTTAAATACATACTCCAGATGTTCCTTATCTCGAATATCTCTAATAGCCCAGTGAAAACAATCAGGAATGTTATACAGATCCATGTGATACTCTTTTGCATTTCTGGAAGCTTCCTCTGCTGCTTTCTTTTCTTCCTGCTCTTGCTTAATTTTTAATGCTTTTTCCAGATCATTCATGGATTTCAGCTGATCGGAGAAATCCGGAGCAAATCCGAATGAATCAGTTAGCTCTCCCCTTGCGATCATGGAACGGCGTTGCTGGATTTCTGCCAGAGACATAATGTCAGTGCCTTTTTGCTTTTCGATAAGAGACTGTTTTTCGGCTATATAGGAAGAAACCTCAAGTTTTTTCAAGTTCTGTTGTCCAATTGAATATGCTGTTTTCTCGCTATACCCCGCCTTCCTCGCCGCATCAGTCGCATTCCCGCCATTCGCTATGTAATTGTCCGCAAATGCCTTCTGCTTCGGCGTAAGCTTTGCCATGCACTCACCATCCCATTATCTCTTAATATAGCCTATTCGTCTCGCTCAAGCTTGCCCTATCGCTCGTCTCATACGGCTGTTCACAATAATCTGGCGCCCGCAGCGTGGGCAATCGAATGCATCATGGATCGGTGGGCGTTCTGTGTTACTAATCCCAGCGAACAATCCAACATTCTTATCTTCCTCCGCAGAGTATCTCCAATGTGCTATCGGGGCGAACTTCATCCCGCATACGCTACATTCAAGTATTTTATTCTGTTCCTCTGTCTCCCTGTCTCTGGTATTAATATCTCTCATCACGGCTCCTCCTTATTCCATTCCCGGGATTGCTCCCATATCTCTTTTAGTGTCATCACGACATCCACCTGGGATGCAGTGCGGATAATCTCCATGTCCCGCACTCTCCATCCATTTCGTATCCTTTCGAGTGTAGGTGTGCTCACCGTCCACATCGTAATCATTCTCTTTTGATCCGCGCTGTAAAACTGGCTACTCCCGATCTTGATAATTAAACCTGTCGAGAGGATCGCGCGTTGTAATTTTTTCATGATTCCGTTCAAATTCGGCATAGCATACCCCTCCTATCATTATTATACTCTTTTTTCTATCCGCATGTATCCCCACGTTGCATAAGCAAAAGAGGGATCATAACGGTCCCTCTCCTATTGCATCTTTAAGATTTTGTTCTTATTTTTTTAGCTTGGCGCAGGCGGCAAAGATACCGCCATATTTTCTTAAAAGCGAGGAAAAACAAAAAGCCCTAAAGGATTCCCTTTGGGGCTTTTCGGCTATACACTAATCTTCATCGAAATTCGCCATTATTTTCCTCCTAAATACTTATAATATTCGATTGCTGGCTTTATTGTTTTTTCCACTCCTGTTAGCACATTTGCTAAGGCTATCTCTACATCTTGGATATCAGTACCATTCATTTGGCAGGCTATGGCTAACCTCATTTTGTCTTCATCTGGAACTTCGCACAGTGCTTCGTGAATCTGTTCTTTTGTCATAATTCGCCTCCTAAATTTCAGTTTACCTATCATATTTATTATCATTCAAAAGATCTACATCTGTATAATTATCAAGACACTTTTCATAACGCCCTTCCTGCTTAGTAATGCCAGAATA